GTTTGATGTGAGAAGGTAAACTTGTTGTGGTAACGTACTCAATTTGAACCGTATTAGCGCCAACAGCTTTCTGTGAGTGAATAGCTGAATCGTTACGGATATAGTACTGAATCAAATCAGCCATTGCTAATTTTAAGTCTGGTGGTACCGCTTCGTATCCAGCATTGTATGTGATACGGAAAGCATTTGTCTTGAAGTAGTTCGTATATTGTGAAGCAATCAATTCAATTGCGTCAGCTTCTGGAACTACTACGTAATCATCATATTCTGTTAATGTTGTGTAAGTTTTACCGAAGTCATCGGAAAACTCTACAGTACCTACTTGCATTATTGGAGTTTCTGTAAGATGCATACGATTACCGTGTGCACCGCCTCTAAAAGTTTCAATCTTAGGCTCGTCAACAAAGTCCAAGAATGTTCTGCGGCAGATATTTTTTACTAGTGCACTTACTTGAGGGATAAGCTGTTTAACAGCAGCATCTTGATTTGTGCTTGAAATTCCAACATATGTTTTGTATTCTGCGAGCGTAATTAAGTCTAATGCCATAGAATATCCTTTATGTCTTTTATAAGAACACAGAATGCTCTTATAAAAGACAAGGAACCGAAGTTCCTTGTCTGAGAGAGTACGTTAATCCGAAGATTAAGCTGTAGCGCCCCACTTGAATGCGCTAACGCCGTTACCAAGGTTAGTAGTAACTTGAGTCATACCAGTGCGTAGAGACGCAACTAGAACACGACGCTGAGTTTCAACTAATTCTTGAGTATCCATACGTAGACCACGCTGATTACCTGCCATGAAGTTACCTGGAGCAAAAGCGATGGCACCAGTTTGGTTAACACCCTTAGAAGCGAATTCTGCGGATACTAAAACTGGGCTGTTACCGATTTGACCAACTTGGCCAGTTAGTAATGTAGCCTGTGGACCAACTTGGTTCATAGTCTGGAATGTGCTGTCATCTAGTAAGTCGTAGTAAACTTCTGTGGAAACAACATAAACAACTTCAGCTGGATCTAGACCCCATGCACCTAGGTTACGACGTAGGGAACGTAGATTAGCGATAGTAGCAGCTGTACCAGCTACAGAACCTGTAGATGTTGTGTTAACTGTAGCGTAGTTAGCTAAGCCCTTAACTGGGTCAGCACCAGAACCAGCACCTAGTAGATAAGCGCGGTCAACACTACGTGCTAAACGACGAATCATTGCATCGCGAACGATAGGCATAATAACCAATAGGCTATCTTCTTCTTCTTCGTAGTTTAGATATTCTTTAGTAGCTACTTTATACGCATTTAGAGTGATCTCTTTGATAGCGTGTGGGCTGCCAGAACCTGGAGTTTGGCCAGTAGTAGCAGTTGTACCGCCAGAACTATTAGCACCACCGAAGTCAGCGTTAACAACCCATGATGCTAAACCAGCTTCTGGGTTTAGAGGCATAGTCATAACGTTAGTTTTCATGTTAACTGCGCGAACTAGCGGAGCAACAACTAAACGACGACGAACTTCAGCTTCCATGTTTGTAGAAACTTCTAGTTCCCATGTAGCGCTTGGTAGGTGTTGACCTGTTTTTTCGATCATTTCACGACCGAACTTAGTGTCAGCAATAGACTTACCAGCGATTTTAGCTAGCATAACTGCCTTTTCGCGTTCTGCATACTCAGAACCACCAGCAGCTTGTTTGTCAGCGAAAGACATTTTGCTGGCTTGAATCTTAGCGATTTCGTCAGCTTTTTCTTTTAATGAAGCTTGTAGGCCGTCTAGAACAGATTTCTGTTCAGCAGCTTGGTCTTCAAAACGCTTAGTGACTTCAGCTAGTAGCTTTTCAGCACCGCTTTGGCCAACGGAAATTTGAGCAGCAACTGCGCTCTTAACTTGTGCTTCTAGCTCAGCTTGAGCCTTAGCTTTAGCATCTTGAGCAGCTTTTTCAGCAGCTTGAGTTGCTAGTAATTTTTGGGTAGCTTCTTCGGCAGCCTTAGCAGCGGCGTCAGCAAGCATTTTTTGCATTTCTTCTGGAGTCATGTCCAATTCCTTTGTTGTTGTGCTCTTTGCTTCCGTTTTGGATTCTAGCCCTTTAGCTGAGTCGCCTTTGGGTGCAAATTGCTGTTTAAACTGTTTATAGTCCGAGTCATTTTCAAATGCTTTGGACAGATCGAATAGAGTATTTTGATTGCAAGGCACAGAAACTACCGAAATCTCGACAAGTTCAAGTTCCTTAATAACAAATACCTCTGCAGCACTATTGTATTCTGCATCTAAGATACGGAAGCCAATACTGAACGCTGTTAAAATTTTGTCTTTGATAAGACCAAATACTTCTTCAGCAGCTGAAGAAATACGGGCTTTTACCCATAGTCCCTTATCATCCACTTTATATTCCGTCATGCGTCCGATAGGATCATCGTAGTCATGCTGTGCTAAAATAATTGGATTTTTAAGGTAATTCTGAATACCTTTCTCCCAAACGGACTTTGGCACAACGTCACCGCTTCTGTCAATATCAACGGTACTTGCGTAACCTTCGATAAACACAGATTCAATGTCGCTGCTTCCGCTGGCAGGTAAGGCTTTTTCATTCACGGCAAAAGCACTATTTAATCGTAGTACTTTGTTTTTATCTACCATGTAGTTTCCTTACTTATGTCGCGCTTTTGCCGCCGGTGGGTTCCTTAGGCTTAGGAGGCGCTCCTCCTTGACTTGGATTCGCCGCAGAGCCAGCAATATTTGCTGGAATTCTCAGATCGTCGTTTCCGGGTTTGGTTTCATAACGTAGTTCTTGACGAGCTTCGTTGGGAGATATAATACCTGCATTTACAAGTGTTGAGTGATATGCTGCAACGTCTTTTAAGTCAGGCTGTAGCGCACTTACTGAACTAGTAATTGGCTCAATGTCGTATCCGTAGAATCGTTCAACGGCACTTGTGAATTTTGTTAGAATCGGCATAACCGTTTCTAAATAGAAAAGTCTTAAGTTAGGTGCAATGTTAGCATTGTTGCCACCATCTAATAAAATTGGTGGAACGCCAAGAGCTTTTAAGATTTTTGCATCGTGTGTTTTGATTGAAGTATCAAAGTCCATTTCCTGAAAAGTATCCGAGATACTTGCTGCAGGTTTTAGACCACTATCCAAGATCATGGGCTTGCGAGCACCGTTCTTTGGAGAGTACTTGCTCATCCAGTTAGCGATTGTACGATCTTTGGCAACTTGCGATAGCGTATTGTCCGATGTAAGTACTAAACCGGTAACTGCACCGTTCTCAAAGAATTGTTCTTGGAACGTTTGCATTTTGTACAAGATCTTGATATTGCGATCAGCTGACACCAATCGTGATGTACCGCGATAGATTGACGTAGCGGCAAGATCTTTGATATGAATAACTTCGTCAGGCTTTAAAACGATTGTTGTGTTATAGCGATATGCAGCCACAAACGTTTTAGGGTCTGTTTCGATTTGTACGCGACTGGCAGGCAGATGATACAAATAAACTCCATCCCAATAAATGAAGATATTACCTTCTAGGATGAAGTCTGTGAAAATGTTCGTTCTGAACTCTTGTGCACTTTGGTACGGATTAGGAGCGTAGTTAAGTAGGGTTAGAATAGACTTCTGTCTAACTCCGCTTACTCTACCGTCCATCTTTTTGTCTTTTACATCGTAGTCAAGGCTTGCACAGCCTGATACGATCATGTTAACGCCACGGTTTACAGTTTCTAGTTTTTCAAACGCTTGATTATAAGTAATCGCTGAGTCGGAGTTAATGAAAACGCCTTGTTCGCGACTAATAAGCTGTTGCGCTGGATTTAGTTTCTCGCTATTATCTGCAAACCACGAGCTTGGGTTATACCATGCCATGGATTTCCTTTACAAGAATTTACCAAACAGCGAGATAGAAGGCTTTGAAACCTCCCGACCCTCAAATTTGGCTTTTTGTTTTTCAATCCAGTTTTTCTGTCTGTCCTCGCTGCCAAGAGCAGGAGCTTTTCCGTAAACACCGTGTAAAGCTACGTGATGCTTGTTGCACAATGTGTACACCAAGTCATATAGTTCAATTTTATGTTCCGCAATAAACTCGTCCCGTACAGCTAAGATTCCGTCATCTGTAGAAATGTCGTAATTCTTTCTATCAGCCCAACGATTTAACAGTATAGTAATGGAATGAAGATGATGCAGCTCTAAGTCTTGAGTCGTGTTACATACGTAGCAATTTGACTGCTTCTCATAGGCTGCTTTCGCTTTATCCCTGATCCATTTGACCGGGATGCGGTTGTTTGTATTTTTAGCCATTTATTTTTTTAGGCACGTTTTTGCAATTCTTCATATTATATCATTTGAGCAGCACAATGTCAACCTAAAAATTTTTTCTCCACTTGTGCGCTCACCAATAAATTATCACTGCAGGCTCGTGCGTAGTTAGATTGTGTATGTATATAGTGCGTATCGTAAGGCGTCAGCCATGTGCGAAAATTCATCATGTAAGGGTTTTTCACGACTTAGATTTTCTTTTGTATCCCAACGATACTGATCCAACATTGCCAAGGTATGTGTACAATGTGGTGCTACTACTAAGCGATTTGTTTCTACCAGTGTCTGCACGTAAGCAATTCCTGGTAGTACATCTTTTTTGGCTTTAATGGTTGCTATGTCGTAGAGATAAGCCAAGTCTGATGCAAACTGTGGCGCTGCTGAATCAATAAAGATTGGGTCAACTGCCCAGCGTGAAATTAGTTCCTGAAACGCAACCGCGTGTTTGTCTGTGGTTGCCTCAGACTTCAAGTACTCGTCTACAACGTGATACTTGTCCACCGATGGTTGATATATCACAACCACAAAAGCAGTAGGGTCACGATAACCAGGGTCACAACCCGCAAGGGCTTCGTCGCCGTCACTGGGCACATAGTCGCAAATCTGAGTTTCCGATAATTGATAAATCTGACCCTGGAACGTGGTAAACGATGCCATGTATTCTTGCTCAAACTCAGCTTTGCTCATGGATTTACGAGCTTCTGCTACATCGGACTCAGCCATGCGAGTGTTTTCGGTGTAGTCCGCTGTGATCGAACACCACTCTGGAAAGTCAGCACTAAACCCACGTTCAAAAAATCTGCTAAACCAGTTGTTTTTACCACGAGGTGTTGAAATAAAGATTGCTTTTGAATTGGGCTTGTCTAGAGTAGGACGTAGCGCAACGTTAAACGCTGCTTCACCATCTGCTCCTAGTGCCGCTTCGTCAAAGATGATTAAGTCATACGATCTACCAACACACGAATCCACAGTTGAAAGCGAACCCATGCGAATGGTGGATCCATTTGACAATTCAATAATACGATCTTTTAAGTTATCGCGTGAAATCTCCAAGTCAAAGTGCTTTATCAACTTGCGTTGCAGCTCGAAACTGATAGTAGATAAATTATAGTTAGGGCTGATAATAAGTACGTTAGCCCCGGG